ACGCTATGCTATTGGTGGTGCTTGCTCTGTTTGTCAAAAGAAGTCCTTCCGCAAATGGGCTGATGACTGGATTTCTGGCAAAGATAGGTCTGAGGAAGCTGCCACGGTTGCCAAGCTTTTTGTCTCGTCTGGTACTGGGGATGATAGGGCTGCTGTTTGGGCGACTAAGGCTGTTATAGGCATCGGAAGTGCTGCTATAGTTGCCAGGGCTTCTACTTGGGCTGCCAGGAAAAATCTCGACCTCATTCGTATTGCTGAATGGGCGATGACTGATGAGCCACTGAGTGAATTGTTAGAAGGGAGGGAGTGATGGATAAGCAAGAGATGAGGGAAAGGAGATACTTTCGCAATTTTTGTCCTACCTGCAAGTCAGAGGTGCGCTGGGTAAAGGGCTGGTATGAATGCGATAATTGTGGTTTGCTGAAAGAATATCCGCTAGTAGAATTATATTCTGTCCGAGAGGGAGAGAAATGTGTCTGGACGAGATGTGATGATTGGGACTATAGCGAACTATGGAGTACTTCATGCGGTCAGGGGTTCAACCTCAAAGACGGGTATACACCAGCCGATAACGGAATGAAATATTGTTGTTTTTGCGGGAAATTTCTTGAGGAGGAGTGATGAAAGACGGGATAATTGAGATATTAAAACGACAGGGATTCCAGCATAAAAAGCTGATTGCTGGCAGGGTTTACTGCGTTTCTTTTGAGAGTGACGAGTTGGAAAAAGTGGCCCAGGAGATAGCAGATACCCTGACCACCTCTTTCGGGAAACGATGTGCCAAGTGCGGTTGCTGCGTTGTTGAAAGCGTGGTGGATGAAATCAAAATTGCTGAGCGACTGTATGATGAATACTGGCTTTCCGAGGAAACCATACAAGAAGATGGGGGGTTGCGACCGTCAATTAGTTTCCCGGATTGGTTAGAAAGGAGGAATGACGAAAGACAGGATAGAGAAGATAGAGAAGATACTTAATGAGCGGTATCCTAGTGCTCCGACTTATAATTACGCAATAGCTCATGAGATAGAAAATTTATTTCTCAATGATAACGCTTGTATTAACATCAGGAAACAAATCACTAAACAGACGATTGAGGAATATCGGCATTGGCTGGTTGTGTATTATGCTAAAAGCGTGCCACCTGAATACAAGCGAGTAATTGATGAGTTGTTGCGCTGGATAGGGGAGAGTGAGTGATGAAAAACAAGATAGAGAAGGTTGGGTTGGTGCTTGAAAAAATGCTCCTTGCATACATGACTGACAGTGGGATTAGTGTGCGGCCATACGCTCAGGAGATCGTGGATACTTTTTACAGCATGGACGGCATGTGTTGTCCGGCTTGCAACAAGCCTTTTGCGGACAGCGATATTCGGTCTCATCCGGCAGAATATCATCAGTGTAAGAAGTGCGGGGCAATACAACATACGGCTTGCATGGGTAATATTGACTGGCTAGAAGGGAGGGAGTGATGAGAACCATGTATCTTCATGCAAGCTTTCTGGAAGTGGCTGAAAATTAATGTTATTCACCGCAGTCCCTATTGCGCTCAATGCGGTGCCTGTGGAGAAGAATTGTGTTGTCCGAAAGAAATGTGTCACGGCGGGCCGTTCTGTCTGTATCGTGACGTCTATCATAAATGAGCTGTTGAATTTAGAAGGGAGGGAGCGATGAACGATAACACACAAGCGATACTGGAAGCGATTGAAAGGGTGGTTGATGATTGGGATGGCAATACAGACTTACTGAAGCCTATTGAACAAATTCTCACCGCCCACGAGGGGGAGAGCGATAAAGAGATAACCCGGAGAGTAATCGAAGAATACGTATCTTCGCAAAAACTTCCTGGCGAAAACCTGAACTACACTTTGCCGATATGGGGGTTGTATAATTGGACGAGACTCCCAACTCCACCAAAGGAGGATGAGTGATGATTAAGCGTAAAAAAGTCTACTGCCGTGATTGCAAATACCTGAAGGCTTATAATGCGATAGGAGATTATGATTGCCGTAAGGTTAGAACAACGTGGGATACCCCACTTGAGGAAGAATGGAGTTGGGGCAATGCCCTGAGAATAAGCTGTAATAACAAGCGTAAGATGTTTGAACCAAAAGATGAGGATGAGGAGGAAAGCGATAGATAGAGATACCGCTAAATCGTATGTAGGCAAGGGGTGGTCAAAACTAATAGATATTCTTTACGATGCTATGCCAGAGGGAACGGAAGTGACTCAGGTAAAGGAGAAGTGGGGACAGCTTTGTTTCTACACAAATGGCGCAACGGAGCAATTCCTAGACCTTATAGAAGTGATGAGCTGGGCCAGCGAACTGATCTGTGAAAGATGCGGGAAGTCGGGCCAGCTTTTACGGCATGGTTGGTGGAAAACACGGTGCGAGAAATGCAGAGAAAAATAGTGGTATAGACAAGGAGAAACGGCGAGCACACAGTTCTATGGATTTTTTTCCGAGAATGAGAACATTCTGGAAAGGCAGGTTTGTCTAATCAAAAACCTTAACGAGTAACAGCAAAGCTCCAGGGAACTCTGGCGACTAATACCCTGGCTGGGCGTTGAACCATGATATAATAGCTCATAACAGCTGTTCGTTTTGCAACATCCTTTGTTAGGACTGGGAATACCTGATCGTAAGGGGTGTTTGCGCTTCCTGATAGAAATAAACCTTTTTTTCTTGATATATATACCTATATTGAGCCTTATCTACCCAATACATGGAGATAACCCTTTATTGTCTCTGCTATAAACACAGATCCAGCCCCGGTTTTTCTTCTCTCCTCTGCCTCCTCTTCCGACATACAAGCTATTCCTAATGTATATATCCTACTTTCCGGTTTTCAAAAATTGACCTATTTTTTAAGTGGGCTTACGCCTGTATCCGGCCTCGGATATGGTGAAACCGGTGGGGGTGTCAGGCAAGAGCTGGGATCACGATCTGGCCGGTTACATGGCCATACCAATGCCCTGGTTATAGGAGTGTATGTGTCATAGCCGCTAACAGTGCTGTTAGGCACATTCCTGGAATAGGTACTTGACATCCCCCCTTATTATGCTATTATATATATAGCTAACAGATTACAGATATGGAGGATACACACATGTATACCGGGAACTCACTGCTGGACAAGTTACCTCAAATTCTTTTCACAATCTTGGGACTGATCATTGTATGGGCGATCCTGGGAGCAGCTCAGGACATAACCACTGTTCTCTCCAATATTCTAGGTATCTAACATATATCCCTGCAACGCCCACAACGGCAGGCTAACACAAAGAAAGCCGACCAGGCGCCTCAGATATGGGTGGAGAGAGAGGGGACGCCCTAAACATGGGTGGAGAGATATGGGTGGAGAGATCAAGGACACTGAGATATATAACGGGAATGATAACATGATCAACTTATTAGTCACACTTCTAACGATGTTTACACTCCAAACGAATAGGAATGACTGCGGGGTGGCATCAGCTATGATGATAGCAAAGTACTACAATAAGGAAGTTCCATGTGCTACGTCCGGGGAGTGGCACTTGGATTATACCGGCGGGAATGATTATCGCCTATTCCCTGCCGATATACAGAACCTCTTGCATGAAACGGGGATCAACAGCGGGATAGACTGGGACAGGGAATATATAGACGATGCTATGTCGGGAAAGTTCCCCATGATCTACCTGCTAGAGGATCAATCTCACTGGGTGGTTATCTATAACGGTTACATGCTTGACCCGTTGGGCCACATAGCTCCAATAAATATAGACGACCTGCCGTTTGGGTTCGGAATATACCCGATACCTGACACAACCCGGCAGCCCACGATAACAACTGAAACAGCATTCCAGCTAGATAGAATAAAATAAAGGAGACACAAAGATGATAGATAAAGACGCTATAAGCAGAGCCTTCTATTGGGCAGATAAACCTTGTGGTTGGGATTTGTTTATGGATATGATACCCGTGTTATATATGTTTTATATGCTTACAGGAGCAATAAAGTTATGACTAATAAAGGAAAAAGAGGAGACATATATATAAGACAATGACCTAAACCAGGATTGAAAAATACTTGAACAACAACGGCAGCAACTATTATTAAATTAGAGGAGATAAAAAAACATGAATAGGGATCAAAAAACACTGGATATGATTAGCACAATGCTAAAAACTAATACCGGGGCACACTTCCTAGATAGCGGTTCGGTCCACGGCAGGCATTGGGAAAGAAACCAGGGCCGGGATTTTATCAATGAGAACCGGGTTGCTTTATCCTTCAGATATGGCAGCGTAGAATATACAAAAAACGTGTTCTTTCACATGGCCGATAACCTGACCTACGATGAGGAGCTGGATCAAGTTTTTCAGGCGTTCTCACGCCAACAACCCAGCGATCAGTCCTACCTAGCTGATATAGAACTGTTTTTAGAAGAGCTGGTTAATGTCCACGGTTGCGACGTCCACGGGTTATATGGTGAGGGCGAACCGTTCTCAGTTAATACCTATAACCACGACTCCAATTTATCGCAAGGACTGCAATATACCTACCTCTCCATTGACGGCAAGATAAACGGCGTCAACTACCGTGGGGAATATGTTTTACTTCAAGTGCATAACGGTTGCGATATAAGAGGCGGGTACACACGACCCCGTGTCTTCGAGGTTACCGGCGATCAGTTCTTAATGGATCAGGACGGTTATATATCGTGCCCACACTGCGGCGCGTCCTGGTATACCGATGACAATTATCACTGGTATATAAATGATCCGGGAACTTCAGGGAATGCCCGCGTAATAAAACAGCTGGAAGACTATAAAATCATGGATATAGAAGATTATATCCAGGACAACAGACCTAATCTAGGTGAGGCCGAACCACTGCGCCTAGATGACGTCCTGCTGGCCGATCAATACGGCAACGGTCGATGTCCTGGATGCTATTCAATATTGGAGGGACGATAAATCATGCAATCCGATAAAAAAACGACCATTGTATTGTGTCCCGGTTGTATCAACTACAACCAACATCATAGCGATGACGTCACAGAAAAAACGCTCAAGGAGTTTCCGGGATCAACCCGTCTTAACTGCCACTGCTGCGGAAGTGAGATCAAGGACAAGTTTTATGTCCTAACACTGGAGTTGATTGTAGTTGGTTAAATATAACGATAAAAAACACTATGGCCTGGGCCGGTCAATCTAACTGGCCCAGGTCAATCATTTAAGCACGGCAAGAACCCGCCCGATAAAAGGCATGACCGGGCCGATCCCCGGCGTGCTTAGATAACAATAACGGCAAGAAGGCCGGGAACTATATACGGTTGCCTATATAAGAGCTTTTAAGGCAGGCGTGCATATAACGGGCCGTGGCAGGAAAGTAATCACACGATAGGCCGTGGCAGACAATAAAGGTTGCACTTTAACAAAGACATAAAGCGTATCCAGCGTTATTATATCCCGGACACTACATCTTTCCAGGCTACGCGTCGGCAACCGTCCGGGTATCCTGATCGCCCACAATCCCAGAGACGCGATCCCGGCCCGGCGATGACATCACTGACCTGACAAAAACCGTCCTGAGTCAAACGCTAAAAAATGCCCTATTAAGCGATTTTCACCTAAATTTTTGTATATAAGCAAAAAAACGCCTTATGCAAACAAGGGGTTTTAAACCCTTCCGGGAAATAGCCCCTTTTTATCCCTTTTGTCAAAAACCGGGCTTTTGCCCCCCCCACTCTTAACAATATTATCAAGGTAATCTGTTAGAATTACCTATTGACAAAGAATAATTGTTCTGGTAGTATGAGGATATAATCACTAGAAAAGGAGACAATATGAACACACAAAATTATAATGTCGAAGATCTACTCGATGATTGCAAAGACGAACTCAGAAGTTATATCGAAGATAACCCTAGCGAGCCAGATGATTTCTACTACGATATAATTGCAGAAATCGCCGATTCCAGCTGCCCGATCTACTACGACGATATTCTTGAATATGGCAAAGACCCGATTATTCGGCACTGGAAGCCCGATTTGACCTGCGGCAACGAAGAACCCCACAAATATATTCAAATCTGCATCTACGAATATTTGTCTCGGGAACTGTGGGGAATTGTAGATGACCTGTTAGATGAAGTTCGATTTGACAAAATGGCCAAATAAAAAAAGGAGACAATATGAACACACACGTTATCAAACCAACTGATAAGGCCGAATCCCAGAAACTGCGCTGGTTGCAAGTGGCCTGCAAAAACAAAAAAGAATACTGCTACAACAACGCCCTGAAGGGAATCAGGATCGAAGAAAATAACACCGTTGCAACTGACGGGTGCCGACTGCACATGATTAAAACACCTGAGTTCTTAAAGGACTATCTGAATAAAACCTTGATACCAGAAAATAAGGTCACCGTAACCCCCAAGCCGCAGGAATTTACAGAAAGCGACGATCTCTATCCAGCCTGGAGTGAAATTGTTGGCCTCGTAGAAGACCAAATAAAAAATGGCGGGGTCAAGTTCAAGATTGGATTAAGCAAAAAATATCTTGCCGATTTAAAGGATATGCCGGGCGACGATCTTGTAATCCTAACCTTTACCGGTGAAGAGGAACCTGTCAAAATTTCCAAGCTGGACAACGACGCGGTGGCAATTATTATGCCCATGCACATTAAAAAGTGGGGAAAAGACAAATGACTTTTCTATTTGAGCTAAGAGATGAGAGCGTATTGATTTCACAATGGTTCGGAAACTCCTATACATTCTGGGGAGTCCTACCCCTGGAAACCTTTCACAACGATCACAACAAGCCCTGGTATAAAGAGCTGATCCAAACCAAACGAACCATTGTAACGATAACAATTGAGGCAAAGTTATGAACTACATAACTAAAAAAATCAAAAATGCGATCGAGTCCAGAGAATACCGCCGTCAAAAGGCGGTATTCCTGGCTGGGCGGATCAAAAAATCAAATCAATCGCCGGGGTTCGATTGGGATAAAGCAGTTGACGGCTTCGCAAATCAGTTTTCAAACGAAGTATCAAAAGCAGTCTTTCAGGACAAAGTAGATTATCCAGAACACCCGGTTGAGCCAATTGAATGGGTCAAAATGATTATATACTTTGCAGATCAACCATATTCATATGAGACAATTGACGACGTGCCACCTTCCCGTTGTGACCGGGGAGAGTGCCACGGCTGCAAACGGGAATTTGATTGTCATCCACTAACCCAGGAGGAGCTATGAAACGGATCACGATTGATTATATTCTATCTTTAGAAAACACCTGCTACAAAAGAGAAGAACTGGAAAAGATGTTCAGAGGGAGGAAGTGGGTAACTCCTGAGACTGTCTGTAAAGAGGCCAAGCCAGGTGATGCTTTATGGCTGCTGTTGAGGAAGGACTTCTTCACAGAAAAGCAGTTAAGGCTTTTAATTTGTGACTTCAAAGAGCATCTTAGGTATATTACTAATGCTGATAAATTGGTGACGGTTGATGAGGTTATTGCGGGCACTCGGAATATTGAGAGCGTCGCCAGAACCATTGCCTGGTTTGCTAGCGTCATCACGCAGGGCGTTGAAAGGGAATGGCAGGTGAAGAGGATATTGGAAGAATTGGATAGGAGGGAAAAATGATCGGAAAACTAACCATTGATGAGGCCGAATTAGAACAGCTGTTATATGACGATCCCCTGGCACCATTTTGTTGCCAATGCGGAGAATACAGAGAAGACATAAATGAATATGACATGTGTCCTGACTGTGAGGCGGAAAACGATATGGCGGATTTTCTATTCACCGGCGGCGACCCCAGAATAAACGATCAGTTCATCAAAGCGGATTATGACCGCAAGATCGCTAAGGGAGAATAATCTAAAAGGAGAAAACCATGAACAAAAAAACAGCAAAGAAATTGACAATGGCTTTATATGATTGGAGAAAAGCCTACAAAGCCCGGGAAACCGACGAGGCGGTAATCAAAGCCCGTCAATCCCTGGCCCGCGCTGAAAAGCGACTGCAAAGGGCAGAGTCGCCATACAGAGAAAAGATGCAGGGTTGCCAGGCGATAATAGATGAGATCGTCCCAAAGATCGGGAAGTCGGTTATCGCCTTTGGGATCAGGGCAAAGTTCACTAAAGGCTATGTCAGGGCAACATATGATCGGTCAGTCCTGGACAGGATCGCGGAAGAAAACGCGAGGTTCAGAAATTTGATCATGCCCCACCGCAAAGAAACCCAGATCAACCCCAGAGTGAATATTGAGGTGGCCGAGCCGGACACATTGTTACGTGAGATCGAATATTCACCTGCCGCCCTGGAGATAAAATGAGTTTGATTATATTCATTGTTATCTGTCTGTGGCTTATGTTTCCCTAACCAAGAGAATTTTGTCTGATGACAATAAACCCCCCTGGCGGATCAACCAGGGGGGTCGTGCTTTACAGCACCTAACCAGGAGGAGAGATAGAAGCGAGAAACTTCTGTCTCAATTATAGGTTATGACTTCTGTTGTGTCAATCAAAGCAGATTCTATCAATTCAATCCCCCTGTTTATTTTTTCTTTCTGAGCATTTGTCAAGGGCTTATTGAGCAACAATCCCCTGATTGATTTTAATAAATCTATGATTTTTTCCTGGAGAAGATCCGGGTTGTAGGGCTTATGCCCGGTGCTTTCCATTATCTCATCATCGGTTAATTGCCCCTTTACCTCCCGCCTGTAAAGAAAATCTAGGTCGTTTACCTTCGGCAGTTTGCCTGTGTCCTCGATATAGGTTTCTACATATTCCAGGACGTCCGCCGCCTCCTCTACCCCAAAGTTCATGGCCACCTCAAAATGACCCAGTTTGTAATCTGGGTACCTTTCCCTAACCTCCCTGGAATAGAACTGAACCATGTTATATAGCTTTTCAACACGCCCCCTACTGCACCTGGCTTCACGGGCAACCGCCGTGAATATTTGAAACTTATAATACTGACCGCCGGTTGCTATGTTGTGATCCCATGCCTCCTTTGCGATTTCCCCGATTCTCCATTCGATTTTGTCTCTGGTATCTCCCAACGCCCTTAATTCATTTATTTGTTCACTATTAAGCATTTTCTTCTAGCTCCATGATTGATTGATTCGCTAAAATTTGATAGGCTTTTTTGTTGCTCCCCCCTTCAGCGCATTTTATACAATATGGGTTATATAGCCCTGTCAGTCCTGTCGCCTCATGCCCACAAGCCATAAACGGGATAGCGCCATATTTCCCCAGACAGAACTCCAAGAAGTTTTTGCTGGAGGGGTCAAGATGTTCCTGCCCCTCCCGGCCCAGACAAATCTCCATAACCCGTGAAGCTTCCACCACAAAATCCAGGTTTCCAAACCAGGTCGCTTTATCCCCGGTTTCAACCCGCTCCGGCTTTATCCACCGATTTAACGCATTCCACTGTCCAGGCGTCAAATCCTTTGTGCTAACCTCCCCGATCGTCTCCCATTTTCCGGGAAATAGCCTGAACAATAGCTCTAACCTGGCAACCCTGCTGCCTAGGGTGTCCTCTAAAATCCCGATAATAGCGCCTTTCAGCCCCGGCGGGACTTCAGGAATAGGAACGGTTTCAGAGATTTTGTGTAAACTTTCAATTACCTGTCTGGCTTCTAGCGGTCTATTCATAATCTTCTCTCCCGATGCGTCTGCATCCGATGCGCCTGCATCCGATACGCCTGGTGCAAATGCACCTATTAAGGCAACTTCCCCTAAATTTTTTCCTATATCAAAAAAACCCTTGTAGGAATAGCCCCATTTTGGCCCTTTAGCCCAAAACACAGGTTTGTCCCTGTACGGCACTTCCAAATACCATTTTACCATTTTGACCAAACCATACCGGAGTACCTGTTTCCACCAAAAGGCGTGCCTGACTTCATTCCCGTTGCACAACAAGTGGCATCGCTGGCAAACGACCATAAGGTTGTACGGCTGATCCAAAAGCCTTTTCAGCCTGGCAGGTTTCTTGACTCTATGAAATAAACAGTGATGAACCTGACAGTCGTTGGAAGTTTCAGATCCACAAAGCTCGCATTTGTACCCTCTTGCTTCCAAAAGGTCAAGCTTCTGCAAATTCCAAGGGTTCATGTTCTGCCGAACCACCTCAACACATCCTCAGTGCTTTCCGCAATGATAAGAGCCTCTGAATGCTTCTGCTCGTCCCAATAGTCTTCTTCGCTCTTAGTAAGTTTTGCCCCCGGTTGTTTGACCTCAACCCGAACAGAGCATGTCATATATACTTCCCTGTTCACGCCCTCGACAAGACTTGGAATTGTTTTTTCTTTTTCGCCGCTCACCACCAAATCATACAGCCCTGGAAGATCACAAATCACATCGACATCAAACCCCAGCTTCTTTAAATCCCTGACAATTTGAGATTGATTCCCGTCTGGCTTTGTTCTTCTTGGTCTTCTCATTTTCGCTCCTATAATATTCTGGATGACAGTCAGGGCACGGCAGATAATATTTTTGCCCGTTTTCGTATATAAGAATTTGTCCATTTTTGCAGTATTTATTGTTGCACATCAACCGTCTTTTAACCTCGCTTTATGCATGCTGTGTGGATCTTTTCGGCGCACGTTTTTATGGTCTTTCTGTGTCTCGCCATTTCCGCCAAACATCGGCAGCCCCTCTAAACCAGATTCCACTTTCTTTCCGGCCCCATTTGTCCAGGCATCCAATTTGTCCAGTCCCAATCGAACCCTGGCGTTTTTAATCAAATAGTCTAAACTCAGGTCTAACCCAACTCCAATCCTTCCGAGATTTCTAGCCACCATTACAGTTGTTCCCGATCCCACAAACGGATCAAGAACAATATCGCCCTCCTTGCTTCCGGCTTTTATACAAATCCCTGGAATCTCTGGCGGGAACACAGCATAATGTGCGCCGGAGTACGGTTTTGTTGTTATAGTCCAGACCGAGCGCCTATTGCGTTTATTAGGGACTTCGTATTCATCATTGAGCGCATTGCCGGATGGCTTTTTGTTTGCACCCCTTGCTTGCCCTTTACTAAAAGACTTTTCTCCTAAAGAGATTATTTTACCGGCTTCGCTGCTTTCTTCTTTGATCGCCTCATTATCATAATAATATTTCTTATTCTTTGTCAGTAGAAAGATATACTCATGGCTTTTGGTGCATCTGTCCTTTACGCTCTCCGGCATTGGGTTCGACTTATGCCAAATAATATCTTGTCTAAGATACCAGCCATCGGACTGTAATGCAAACGCCACTCGCCAGGGAATGCCCGCCAGGTCTTTATTTTTCAGTCCTTCTCCACCACGATCAAACACTCCCTCTCGTGGTGTTCCGTAACCGGCCCTTCCCCCATTGCTCGCTCTGGACATATTGCCTATATAGCTATCTCCTAGATTCAGCCACAAAGTTCCGTCATCTCTAAGAACCCTCCAGACTTCCCGAAACACAGCAACCATGTTCTTAACATAGGCTTCTGGCGTTTGCTCTAGCCCAAGTTGCCCGACCACGCCATAATCCCGCAGGCCCCAATCAATAAGGCGGAGAAGTCACAACGCACTGAACTGACTGATCCGCCAACGGAATGTGTAAAGAATTAGCATTTACTAGCATCCGAACCTCCTTGATTTAGATTTTTGCGACTTGTTGTTGCACACTCATCTTCTCCAATATGTTCTAAGAGTTTTTGCCCTATTGCTGTGATGACCGAAGTTGTTACAGCATTGCCCAAACACTTATATCTTTGGGTGTCTGATATTTCGATTTCCATTCCGTCTTCGAGTAATCCCCACTTTGTCCAGCCATCGGGGAATGCCTGTAACCGCTCACACTCAGTTGGCGTTAGCCTTCGGATTCTTGCTTCATCCTTCACCGCATACAACCCTGTTTTTGCTCCGACCCCTCCGGCATTTCCCGCAATAGTTGAGCTAACTCCTTCAGGATCATATACCCGGTAACCCTGCATAGTTCCGGGGTCGGTTATCTGGATCATTGTTCTTTGTCCGTGATTGTCAATGCCCTTCCCGTAGTTTCCGTCAATGGCTGTACTGACAATTTGCCCACCAGCGCCCTCGTTTTTTCCTCGGAGAGGAAATACTTCTCCTCGACATTCTCCTCTAAGATGTCCAACAATGAACACCCTTTCCCTGTTTTGGGGAACTCCAAAGTGCTTGCTGTTAAGTACCATCCATTCAACTCGATACCCCAGGTCGGCAAGAACCCCAAGAATTGTCTGGAAAGTTTTTCCTTCTTCGTGACTAAGCAGACCCTTAACATTTTCAAGCAAAACATGTCTGGGTCTTTTTCGCTCACAAATCCTAGCGATTTCAAAAAAGAGTGTGCCTCGTGTGTCCTCGAATCCAAGCCCTTTTCCCGCAACGCTAAACGCCTGACAAGGGAATCCAGCCGTGAGCAAATCATGTTCTGGGATTTCGGAAACATTGACGGTTGTAATGTCTCTGGTGTCGATTTCTCCATAGTGCCTCCTGTAAATACCTGCTGCGTACCCGTCCCATTCGTTTGCGTAAACGCAACTAAAGGTGGCTCCTTGTATAGTGTATTCAGTAGCGCCGGGCTTTCGTCCTGATAGATTCTCGGATTCCCCTCCTGTTTGGTATCTATTATTACAGGCTTCAAGCCCATGTCTAAATCCTCCAATTCCGGCAAACAGTTCGATATATTTTAGTTGTCCCACCAGTTGCCCCCTTCGTCCTCGGTCGCGTTCTCATCGCCCGCGTCCTCATCGCCTTTCCAGAGATCGTTAATCGTGTTGTTTCTCATTTCCAGGGGCATGACAATTCCGCCGCATTCACGGTGTCTATCGGCCATAACATTCAACACCCGACATCTGCGTTCCCTGTCAGGGTCTTCTATTTCTGGACAGCCTTTGTAGGGAAGGGCATGATAAGGACTGTAACCAAAGGCTACATCAACTGCATGAATTTTGCCGTAGGAACCAACCACTTTGTCATCGGTCATCACTCCGTCAGCGGCCAGTTTGTTTACCGATTCAATCCCGATCAGCAAAATGTCCAGTTCCAAAGCGATCTTCTTTAGCCCGTTCCAAATCTCTTTATCCTCCTCGGTTTCATTTCGTCTTGTTTCCGACGGAACCATCAGATCAACATAATCCACAATCGCCCAGCCTATCCCCTTTTCTGCTTTGCGTTTCGCCAGAAATGAGCGGAGCAATTGATCTGTCAAATGCGGGGTACACCACAATCCCAGGTTGGGGTTTATGTTCTCGGCCGCTTTGACCACCGCCGTTGCATCGACATCGCCAGTCTCTATTTTTGTTGGATCAACTCCCGTCATCGTGCTCAAAAGGCGGTAGACCATAGATTCTTCGTCCATTTCCAACGAGATATAAATACCCGGCGCTTGCGATGCCAGAACATTGGCTATCTGCGCAACCAGCCTGGACTTGCCAACTTTCGGCTTCCCGGCAAACATCACCAGCCAGCCCTTTTTCAACCCCTTTATGTTGCGGTCTATATATTCAACCCCTGTCAAAAACCCCAACGTGACAGTTTCTCCCAAATGTCTAAGATTGACCCTTTCCAGGATTATATCCATAACATCCATCGCGGCATCTCTCATAGACCGGGCTGTGTCTTTGACCCGAAACAAATTTCCCAGTCTGGTTACCGCCTCGGCAACAGATTCGTCCAGCGGCTTTTTCTCATCGTAGGCGTCTCTAGCTTCCTGGTTGGCATTGGCAATCATGTGCCTTCTGATTGCCGTTTCCTGAACGCGGACAGCGTAGGATTCAGCATGTAGCGATGACGGGCAACTGTTCATCAGTTTGGTCAAATAAGCCGCCCCCCCGATGTCCTTTAGATGCCCCATTTTTCCCAGCTCTTCAGATACAGTAACATAATCTATTGCGATACCTTGCGAGTGTAATCTAAGATATGCCTCCCATATCCAGCGGTTTCTGTGGATATAAAAATCTTCTGGCTTCAAAAAAGAAACCTCGATATGTAGGGCATCGGGGTTAATCATCACCGCCCCGACCACCGCTTCTTCAGCCTCTTTGGAATGCGGTACGGCTTTAGGATCGGTCATTTTGCCACCCTGAACCCCTTGTCATTGACAAGTTTTTCGGCCCTTGCCTTATTCTTCATGGGATAATAGGCGGACGTGATCGAACCCGGCCTTGAAATATCCCAGCCCCCCTCAACTGCGTGGCGGTACATTTTTTGAACATCCCCTGGCTTTACCCCCATTTCACGCCATTCGTTTGCCGTGTCTATCCAGTCCGACTTCCTACGCTTTGTAGGCTTGATCTGCGACACTTTTATAAACTCGTTGAGTAAATCCTTGACATGCACCGGATAACCCTCTGTGGGGTCACTTTTGCCTATCCCGGCTACTGCTTTTGTCAGGTCTTCCTTGGTTACTGACGGTTTGGCGTTTTCTTTAATTGCTTTAGTTTTTCTCATTTCTTCGTCCATAAGTTCCTCCCGGAATGCCGGAAGGTCGCATACAAAAGTGATCCATGTCCAGCGACCTTTTTTATCTCGTTTCTTTTTCCTGAAAATATATCCCACCGTTTCAAGTTCTTTGAAAATCCGGCTGATGACTTTATCTCCAGCTGAAGGCGATTGAGCGATAAGATCCGCCTTGGACGTTTGCCAATCTTCAGGCATACTTAAAAGATAGTGAAGAACTCCCCTGGCCTCCCAGGTGAGTTTTTTGTCTCTTATACAACTATTTCTTAAGACGGTGAAATTTTCTTCGACTTTGTTCCTGAAAATATAGCGCTGCATCGTTTTCTCCTGGTTAATACAATTGCACCGGAATGTTTTTGCGCAAACACGTTGGGATAAATATTCTAACCCCGATTTTTTGGGATGTCAATTAGCACCCATAGGGCATCCGATCTTGCGATGCCCCATGGGTAGCGGTGATTATTTTAGGGTTCGTAAGCTTGCGTAGGGCTTTCCGATTTTCCTCATTTTCAGGATTTCTGGATGCGCATGGGCATAACCCTCCAGCGCCTTGGAGTCCCAAGATACCCTGCTTTTGTTGAAGGTCACACGCATGGTTGGGCCGGTGACGGTTTTGCCCAGTTCAACACACCTGTCTTTGATTCCCTTTTCCGCATTGGCTATCAGCGTTTCCAGGCGTTCCAGTTCAGGCGCAAACTCCGCCTCAATGCTTTGGAGTTGCTGTTTGATTTCATCGGTCATCACCGAATCCTCCAGCTCCCTTTTTCTTTGGAGAACTTCCAACTTCGTAATTTCAAGCTTTTCCAAATTCTCCATCATTTCCAAAATCAGATCCTGGATCGTTTCCATAAACTGCTCCTTAGAAAGGTACGTCGTCTTTATCGGCTGGCGGACGATGATAACCTGCACCGCCCTGGTTTTCCAATTTCGAGGACAAGAAAACAACATTTGTCCCTGTCATCTCAAAGCTGGCGGCGGGTGTGCCATCATTGCGATTCCAGATCCTCGGCCCGCCTGTTTCTGGATCTGGCCGAAGATACCCCTCGATCAAAACCTTGCTTCCTTTCTTCAGGTATTGATTGCAGGTTTCGGCCCTTCCGCCCCAAACCGATACTCGAAACCATGTGGTTTCTGTTATTTTTTGTCCACTGGAATCTGTATAAACCCGATTGGTCGCAACAGACATGTCCGTTATAGCCTGCCCGCTGGGAAGATAGCGCATCTCTGGATCTCTGCCCAGGTTGCCGACAATCATTAATTTTTGATAACTCATATATGCCTCCGTGTTTTTCTATTAATAATGTTGCTAACAGTTGTGTGTCCAATATCAAACATTCTTGCTAATTGACGCCACCCAAAATTCCTGCTTCCTCTAACGAGAAACACTTTCTGCGTAGAACCGATCCCGTGTCAATCGTATAATAACAAAGATCGCCTCTTTCAAACATACTGGTGTAAAGCAAATATGGCTTGGGCTTTGGCGTGGGTGTTGGCTTTGGCGTAGGTGTTGGCTTTGGCGTGGGTGTTGGTGTAGGTTCTGGTGTCGGTGTCCAGTCAGGTTGTGGATTAGATATATAAGTCATAACTTCTGTGATACATCCAATGTCACAATTATAATAAGACGACGGCATTGTATCAAAATGTTGTGTTGTTCCATTACTAAGAGTAACACAGTAACCAATTTCTTCATAATACAAAAAATCCCAGGTAAGAACCTGCTCTAAATAATACTCATCTTTTGTCCAAGGCTCGTGTAAAACCCACGTTCTATTTAACCAAGCAATATTAATGAAAGTATTGGTGCTAGTTTCTTGAGGAAAAGCATAACTAAACCAATAGCCGGTTTTAGGGCAAAGCTTTAATGGTTCATACTCTCCAGCTTTTACTTCATTGCCTATTATCCCAAGCATACCAACAACAATCAGTAAGGTTATAATTAGTTTTTTCATTATAGTTTAGGCATCCTTTCATTTTCTTTTAGTCTATATTTAAAATAGAAGTAATTTCCTGTACGGTTTTTATAGGGTATATATAGATAATCAGGAATATGTTTATTATCATAGTAGGCTTTGTTCGCCCACAACCAACAAGCAAGTTCCCAGCTTTCTTTTAGCGTTAGTGCTGCAATACCACCAAGTATGCCAATTAGCCAATCATTCATAGTTCCTCCTTATCTAATTTCTTGCCCAGTTCTTCCTAAATATGCTTTCCGAAAAATACCCGGATTTATTTTGCCTACTTTGCTTCTCACCGCCTTGTTTACTCTATCGACCATTTCTGCGTTACTTAACAACCTTACAGCCCTTAATGCTCTGCCGTAGGCTATTGATCTCCCGATTTTTTTCGAGTATTGATCTTTCTCAACGCATTGGGCCTGTCCTACAACCGCCACACCCCCTTCCAGCATCAGGTAAATCGTACACTGGCCTCCGGCAAGAACACTAGCGTGCCCATTCCACATCCGGTTTCTGTCGTGAAAAATAAAAACTTCAGGATATTTTTGTCTGTGTTTTTGTGATAGTTTCATCTCTTTCTCCTTTGTAAAAGTGTCGCCAGTACAATTTACTCACCCATTACGGAAATACCGTATCTGATTTTGTTTTTCTCTCCTGCCGCTGGCGACCCCAGCAGGATAATGGGGCTGGCGGGTTTGACCCCGAACATATAATCCCAGCCTGCAAATAATTAATGGCTGTCATCTGTTTCGCTTTCTTCTTCCTCTTCTAATTGGCGGATAGCTTCCCGATCTGCGTCTAACATGTCTAGCCATTCGCCATATTCTATGTAATTTTCCTCGATAAGCTGATCATAATAATACAGTTCATATCCTCCGTAATCATCCATTATTCGCCTTCCTTTGGGGGGGTGGGGAGTGGTTGCCAGTGGGTGATGTAATCCAATATTCCCCCGTTACGGTTTGGGTGTGGGAACTTAGAGCCATCATAACTTGCTATGTGCCACATTGGATGAAAACCAAGCACCCCCCTTGTTGTTATTGGTTTATTGCCAAAACACAACACCTTCTTATATTTTTCCGGTAATCTATCATCAACACTAATCCAGTCCTCCTCGTGGGCGGTGAGAATTTGTTCTAAATTTTCAAGCATATTGCACTTTGTCACATAATCATAAAACTCCTCAAATAAAAATTTCTCAAACTTATCCAGTATCGCTTGTGTGTTATCGTTCATCACTCACCCTCCCCAAGAGATTTCCCGCAAAAACAACAATATTTCATTCCGTTGTCGGCTGGTGTATACCCGTCTTTGAGGTTGAACTCTTGACCACATGAAGTACTCCATAGTTCGTTAGCCCAATCATCATCACATCTCGTCCAGACACATTTCTCTCCCTCATAGGCGGTGAGGTGTTTCTCGTCAATAGCGTCTGTAATCTTTTGAGCCTTTTTCCGGCGTCTTTTTATTAGCCACCATTTTATATTCCAAATAAACATCGGCACTCTAATTGTGATTGGCCTTAAGGTGTAGTAGACTTTTTCTCTTTTGTATTTCCAACCCATCACTCCCTCCTTTCTAATCAGCGTCTCAATATAATTTCTCATCGCTCCTGTAATAAAAAGGTAATATCAACCCCATTATCCCTGATAAATGAATACACGCCAATCTCTAAAGCGCTTATCTGTTGATGCGATAAGCCTAAATCCAGATGAGAATTGATAGCCTCAATTATTTCGTGAATCAGTGTGCTTTGTTGTTGCTCCCACGATTGTCCTTTGTCAAGGGTTATAGACTGGTAATATCTGTTAAACCATCCCGCATCATCCCCTGACGCTTCTTTGTCCAAAAAAATAATTTTGTGTTCGTAACCTAGTATCTTCAGCGTTGACTTTCTGTTCATCTCTCCCTCCTATCTAATTTTTCCAGTATCCTTTTCACCTGCCACTCCTTTTCAGCAGCCATAGCCCTAGCTACCTTGGTAAATATCCTGGCATGCCTGGCATATTTCTCGGCAGCCCAAACAGTCCGGGCAACACATTCGGCAGTTTCAAACGCAACCCAGTCAGGGTTATCCATCCAATCATCAGGCCAGTCGGCAACCATGAACTCGCCATCAACCATATCATTGTTCTGGACATGCTCTTTGAAATCACAGGCCAAAAGCCTTAACTGCTTTTTTGTGAAGAAGCCTGCCCTTAACGCCAGCCACATAGTATCTACCGGGTCAGCTTCTTCACAGATAGTCCTGGGAGCTACCCACTTCCTCCCCCTGAACAATTCTTCTAGCTCTTCTCTGTTGTAGCATGGTTCCAAAGATAGAATATAATCAATCGTGATCCGTTTCATCGCTCTCTCCTGTCCAGTTCTTCCACTACTCTCTTCAGCTAAGCGATCAACAATCGCATCGGTCATTTCAATTGCCCTAGCATCTCCTATTCGCTCTTCCGTAAATGGGGGTGTGTTTGTGAAATTTTTGAGCTTCCATGGCTCTCTCCTTTATATGTGCCACCACGATTTTCTGTGAATAACCATCCAAATGTTTGCCTGGGTCACATTATACTTTCTGGCTAACTGATTTTGGCTTATACCTCCCGCCCTATATTCTTCGCGAATGCTTATCACATCTTTTTCTGTTAATTTTGAGTTTCCAGCATTTTCGCCTTGAACATTCGCCCTTCTGTTTTTTCGCATAGCGTCATATACATTATCTTTGCGCGTTCCAAGAAAAAGGTGATTTGGGTTTACACAACCAGGATTATCGCACCGATGCAGGACACACAAATCTTTTGGGATCTTACCATTTGAAATGACCCAAGAAATCCTGTGAGAAGCAATTGTTTTTCCGCTTACACTAAGGCGACCATATCCATCAAAGCTCTTGGACCCCTGCCACTCCCAACAATCGTCCAAGTCGCCGACATTGACTTTGTTCCAAAATCTCTGAATATCTTTCTCCCGAATATCCATACAAAAGTATTTTACCACTATCTATGTAATTGTCAATAGATATTGACAAGATTATCTTGGCGGTGTATAATAACAGTCATACAATAGACAAAGGAGTATTTTATGACTACAAAGAAGCGGCCCCCGCTTGGCGGATATAAAGACGCAACTACTTCGTTGCATTTGACCACCGACCTTTTGGCAAAGATCAGAGCGGCGGCTACGGCAACAGAACCAAACCAGTCTGACATTATGCGAACTGGCGTAAAGCGATATATCGAAATGGATCTGATACCGAACATGACCCCCTCTGAAAAAGAGCGGTACGATCTTGCCCTGAAAATGGAGCTGGAAGCTCTGTCGATACCAAGAAATACGGGCAACGACGATGATGATTTTCTAAGCCAACTATAAATTTATCAAGGAGAAAACTATGAATAAAAAACTAGCAAAGGTAATGTTGAAAGTAGGATCGCTAACCGCCGATGCCAGAAATACCCATGACAATTACGATTATGTCAGCTCTGACAAAATCCTGGAAGTCATCGGTAAGGCTTTGGGCAAAGAGAGTGTTGCCGTTATCCCGGCGATCACCGATGTCACAACCACCCTGCATTCACGGCAGGGCGACAAAATCATGTGGCAGGCAGATGTTTTCATGGAAATGACCATTCTCGCCGATGACAGTGAATACAAAGTTCCCTGGTTTGGATGCGGGATTGACTATCGTGTTCCTGACAAAGCCGTTTATAAGGCGGTCACTTCCGGCCATTCCTACTTTTTGCGCAAGCTGGTGTCGGTTGGCGTTGGGAATGAGAACGGCGAACACGATCCGGCAGAAGATTTCAAGTCCGGCGGATCTCCTGCAAAGATCACCAATCCCGGTGACGTCAAGGTCGCTTTCCCTAAAGCAAAAGAACTGTTCGGCGGAAAAGAGCCAACCGTTGCCGACCTCTTTGCGAAAGACCCCGATTATTGCGACTGGATCTACCAGAACGGGAAAGGGGCGGCCGCCGACGCCATGCGGCAGTTTATTGATTTCAACGCTTCTGTCCAGCGTGAAGCCAAAGATTCGGGAAAATCTGCTGGCGTTGACGTGCTTGACGCTATCGAAAACGCCGAAACCATTCTGAATGAAACCAAGGGTAAGCTGACCCCAAGTCACTACTGGCCTATGGTTCGTAAAATGGGGCTGGACGAACAGGTTGCCGCCGACATCGCATCTGCTTGTGAAAGTGACTGGCGAAAAGGCCTGCAAATGGCTGTCGATGCCATAAGGGGTGCAAAATGAACTGGGCAAATGTCAGGCTTGTAATATTTGACGCCGACAACACCCTCCGACGGAGAACAGATTTGCAAAAGAAAGCACCGCTGACCGAAGACGATTGGGAAATCATGCCGGGAATACGGGATGCGATTGACAGTATCAGGCACTATCCAATCGTTTTCGGAATTGCATCGAATCAGGCTTGTGTCGGGCGGAAAGAAATCTCATTTTCTGTGGCATACAACATGCTTTTTATGCTGTCGCTGTTGCTGAACATGAAAACATCGCCGCTGGCGGTCAAGATGTGTCCGCATACCCCGGAAGATAAATGTGAATGCAGAAAGCCCCAGCCTGGCATGCTTAATGATATAATAGACTTTTGGGAAATAAGCCCCGAAGAAACATTATTCATTGGCGATGCTTTGACCGATCGCCAAGCGGCTGAAAACGCAGGATGTCAATTTATGTTTATTGAAAAATTCTTAAAACAAGGAAAGGAGCAGATATGAATATAAGTCTTTTTGTAATTTTCGTCTTGGCTATGCTGGTTGAAGCCATTATCGAATCTATCACCCTCTTTATTGAGGAGTTTCACTGGAAGCTGGTCGCCTCGTTTATTCTTGGCGCTGGCGGGTCTGTCCTGTTCGGCATCAATCTTTTCGACGTGCTTGGTGTTGAACTGGCTTTCAACGGCATGGTTGCAACAATCCTTAGCGCAATTTTACTCGGATTATTCCTGGTGCGCTATTCTGGATCTGTAAATTCCCTGCTTGATTTTATAAAAAGTTTGAAGCCAGCAGAATAAAAAACACGGCTTAAAGAAAAAGCCCCTGGTCGTTTTCGCCAGGGGTTTTTTGTTATTTTTTCAGTTTCGCCAACTCTTTTTCGACAATCCCTATGCCCGTTTCTATCAATTCCAGCTTTTTTATTGTATAACTATATTCCTCTTTTCTTCCTCCCTGGGCATATATTTCTTTGTCAACAGACAAACTAAAATACTGCTTTTTCATTCCCGCCAACTTGCCTTCCAATATTTTTCTCTTTTGTGCATTTGTTAACTGCTTCATCTCGATCTCCTTAGTGTGTTCCCCACACAGTATAATAATAAGTTTCTCCATCGGTGTTCGGACGGCGATTGGCACCATCGTCATCAACGTGAAAATTACCGGTTCCAACAGATTTGATTCTGCCAGATCTTCCTGTTGGGCCGGTAGCTTGTGTTGTCTGTACGCATAAACCATCAGCATCGTCGTCGCAATACAAAGAAGAAGTTATAAACGTATTACTCGCCGTGCCGTCTGCCGCGCCAACCCATATTATTATGTGTTTAATAATAAGGTTGCTGTCACTCAGGTTTATTGTTTGATTAACCGTCCCATCGCCTGTATATGTTCCCGTTTCAATATAGCAATTTCCGCCACCAGCACCACCAGCAGCCCAATCTAAATTCCCGGCACCGTCTGTTTGTAAAAATTCGCCCGCCGCACCATCTTCATTCGGCAACACCCAAATTTGATCAGCCGATAAAGCTGGTGCCTCAAACCCAATATAATTTCCATTATTATAAAATCTTAATTCGTTTTGAGATTTTATTTGAATGTCGCCAGCGGTAAGAATAAGCCCTTTATTTATAGAGAAAGAATCTTCACTTTCGTCCCAAATTAGTTGCGGCGTTCCCGTTACTGTGACCTCTAAAAGAACGGCGTCTGTATCTGACCCCGGAACCATAATCGGATGAAATGCGCCGGAAAAAGTTAAGTCACCACTAATCGAATCACCTGTGTTCAAAACAAAATCATCTTCAACATTCAGATCAGTTCCCAAAAAACTAAGGTGGTTTCCAGCGCTTGACCAGGCAGTCTTTCCAGCCGTGTCGTCATAAAAAAGTATTCTGTCTCCGGCAGGCGCTGACAAATCTTCCATCCCCAGCATATCCACATTAAATGTTCTGTTGGCAGAAATGTCGCCACCGCCAGATAAACCGTCACCTGCGGTCAAAATAACCGAAGTATGATCTATGTGTTCGTTTCCGACAAAGTTCAGTAATGCGTCATGGTCAACGCCACCCGGAATGACGTCGGCGGTAATTTCTGGCGTAGCATCGTCATAGGTAAAGTCAATCGTAGCTGTATCAGTGAGAATATTCCCAACCGCATCCTGGGCTTCCTCATCGGTATATCCCCCGCCCCCGGCACCGATCAAATCTTCCCACGCACCGTCAGCATAGATTTCCACAGTGTTATCGAAAGTATTAATAACGAAATGATAATTACCTCGCGGGGCTGGCCGTCCGGTCGTGGTCTTGATCTCAAAAATAGCATTATCAAACGCCTCCAGCTTTTTAACTCTGTCTGAAACGCTTTTGATAGCACTTGCCAATCTGTATTGAGGATTTTCAAAATCGCTCACGGCAATACATCTCCTAATGTCACCGAAATTTTCTCCGGGCTGTCTGCCTGGGTGTTGTTCACCATAATATCCATGCCAATGAATTTTTTGTTTCTTTCAAACCCGGCATATCTGGCTGTAATAATATCGCCAAAGAAATAATCCCGTCCATACAAAGTGGACTCGATTTGAAGCGGCTCAAAGCTGAAAGTTTCTTCAAACTGGTTTTCAACCAAGGCGGCATCTCCGGCGTTCTGATAGGAAACCGTTGTGGAATAGTTTCTGGCATCTCTAGTAAATTCTATCTTATTCCAAGGCGAATCGTCGGTAGTGTCGGTATCTTCTCTTACAACTATTTCTCTGTCGCTCTGCTGTCCTTGACCCAAAACATAGCAGTAATTTCGCTCATTCATCCGCTTCTGTGAAAAGACCGGCATTCCCATGTTGCCACGGTTTAAGGTAAAGATGACAGGCGCATTCCCAGCCCCGTTTAGTCCGGTCGAGCTGTCCAGCCCTGTCACGCTCCGGTCGTCCCCAAGCTGACCACTGTATACTCTGAAAACAAATTGAGCCGCCCCATTGCCCCGAACTTTGAAATCTAACCCGGAATTATTGGCAATGTCCTGACAAACATCCAGGATATTGATATATGCTTTTGACCCGGCCCACGAATCGCCCTGTGCCGCATCTGCTTCTATTGTAAGTCCGGTAATCACACCGTCAGAAATTCTGGGCGGACTTGTGGCACTCGGCCCACAGTTCTCATCCACAAATTCTTTCATCACCGTTTCGCCAGCCCCCGACTTAGAAGCCTGGTCTGTTCCGGCATAATAGGCAACAATCCGCCTTCTCAAAAGATCGTTATAACCTCTAGCGTTAGAAGTGAAATAGCGGTTGCCGTCTTCAAAATGCTGTCTGGAAAACGTTCTGTGAAATCCCTCAAACTCCAAATACCAATCTACACCAAATTCAGGATAGGATCGGTAAACTTCAATCTGCCCGTCTGTCTCAAAAAGGTCAATTCGACTGTCATCGTCATCAATGGCAAAAGAACAGGTGTCGATACTGTTGATCCTATGCCCAATGGTCAGGCTTGTAAAATCATCAAATATCGCAACCAGGTCTCCAGACTGGTTTTTGAGATGAATCTTATATCGAGCAGACATTTATTGTTTTACCCCTTGCTTGCCCCTATAATTATCCCGACAGCCGCCAAAGCACCAGCAATAGCGTCCGCCGCCCAAGACCTCTTGCGCAAAATATCTATTTCGTCTTTATTCTTCCCTTGATTTTCAACAAGAACGGTAATGCTTTCTTTTATATCAACGTTGTCATTCTTTATTTCTCGAACAACCGTTAAAACATCGCTTAGACTGGCTAACACAAGAGAATTGGTAGCCTCTGTGGACAATTTGCCCTTTTCGCTAAGATTTTTTACAGTACCTATAAGATTGTCACCATTAGCCATATTTTTTCCTGTCTTTAAAAATCTGCTCCGTGAGGACTTGGATCATCTTCGTTTGCGGGGTAAGCGATAATGATTGTTCCGTTTCCTCCGTCTCCACCACCTAAATTATTGCCACCCCCGCCTCCGCCCCCACCAAGCCCGTCTGTTCCGTCTTGCGCCGCTTGCCCGGTTTCTCCTCCGTCGCCACCCCCGCCGTTTCCGCCCAGCCCAGGATCGCCATAGCCATAAACTGCCCCACCACCGCCACCACCATAATATACCGAAGCGCCTGTGATGCTGGACGCCACGCCTACGCCGCCATTTCCGCCATTGTCCACATTGTTTCCAGCCTGTCCATTACCTCCAGCTCCCCCACCACCACCAGCCGGGAACGGAGTATCTGTCCATCCACCATTTCCGGCCCCATCTCCCCCGCTGCCCGTGCTAGAACCACCATAAGTTGTTCCTAGGTGACTAGACGCTCCGCCGCCGCCACAGCCGCCATCTTTGCCAGTGACAGTTCCAGCGCCTCCATCATAATCGCCACCACCACCTCCGCCAAGCGCAGTATATCCAAGCGCGCTACTGTTTCCACCATTAACCCCACGCGAACCCGTGCTTCCGGCTCCTCCGGCACCAACAACAATGTTTTCTGCACCAGCCATGATAGCGACGTCAGAATATTCTTTAACTTCTCCGCCGCCTCCACCTCCGCCGCCCTGTTCTCCACCTCCGCCGCCACCGCCAACGAGAAGAATTTTTGCATTTCTAATGTGATAATCAACCACAAACGCCCCAACGCCGTCATTTGCGGTAGTAAATGTGTGTATCTTCCACCCGTTAGAATATGTAATATTTCCGCCGCTTGCCATACACTACCTCATTAACTAAAATCTATGGCATATGTTCCATAGTAATTTGTTCCGTCATACCAAAAATAAACAATGTCTATTTCTCCGTCACCCGTAGACAAAGTAGGCGCAATTCCCCTCGCCCATTTCACCGTTCCAGGCCACGTTGCGGTATGCGGAAATCCAGCGCCCTGAGTGAGTTTCAACTGAAGGTGACACGGCCCGTCAGGAGCGGTAAATGTAAAAGTACAATCATCTGTCAGGTTAGACTTTTGGTTATTGCCCTCTCTCCAATCAATAGTATCCGCATTTCCAGAGTTGCCGTTATCATGTTCGTCTGTCATGTTGGCTTGCTTGATATTATCAAGGTCATTGTCATTTATATCTACGTCTGCCGCAAAAGTGGGGGAGGGGTCTCTGCCAACATCAGCCTCAAAATTGGGGACAATAAATGATCTCTCGTCTGTCAATGTGATATTTCCGCCAGTCGTAATGCTCACTTGGTATAGCGGAATGTCCCATGTCACGCCATCGTTTTGCGTAAGAGCCGGAACACCGCCACCTTCAACGCCCTCAATCCTGGTCAGCCTAACCGTTTGAGCAGACCACGACTTCCGAAGAACAATGCGATCAATTCTGGTATCACCGGAAGGGGTTGGAACAGTAATATTGGCAGAGCTGTCGTTTTCGTAGAACTTGCCATCAACAAGAGCGGCCCCAGTATTTACCGATACAGGAGAAGTAGCCCCTGTGATTTCAATTTCATTTGCGTAGCCATCAAGAACGCCTTGAGTTGTCCTGTCGGTTATGAACAACTTCCGATACATATCGCTCCAGGTATCATCTGAATACGGCCCCGCATCACCGATACTGGTTCCGCTCCAAGGAAGACTAGTTTCAGCCATCGTTTACCTCTTTCACATCAATAAATTTTACAGGTTCTCCGTGTTCGTTTATTTCTATTAGAATTTGACCACGCATTTTATAACCACAAGAGTCGCATTTCTCAACCGCTTCTGTGCGAATTGGCTCCAGGCGCGGCCAAGGATCACCGGGTCTAATCCTCTTTTTTACGCCCGATCCTTTTATTTTCCACTCCTCAATATATATCTTGCATCTTGGACACCAATGCGGCTTGATTATTTTCATCTTATATTCCTATGTATCTAGTATAATATTTTACCACCATGCTCGTTACATCGGCATCGGCACCCGCACCTTGCGCTCTGAACACATTTGCCCCGCCGGGGGCCTCTGGATCGGGAGCAATGTGAAATGTTGCCAGGTCACTATCAGTTGTTAGCGTTCCAATCAAATTGTCGCCGTCATCATTTGTAATTGTTTTCGCCCCATACGCTGTTGAAATCGTCACAACCTCACCGGACGCAATAACATAATCAAGCTCAATCTTTTCGTCAGTTGTTGTGTTGGTAATAATCGGGTTGTTGCACGGCCCGGTAAAAATTATTTCTGGATAAGTCAGCCATGTCCCGCCATAATTAATTGTATCGGTCTCATCAAATGTCGATGCAAAAAACGAAATTGGAAACTCCACCGGAAATTTAAGTTCATCAAAAGTTGAAAACGTAAAAGACAAACTAACTTCCGCTGGGTCATAAAATGTTGGGTCGTGAGCAATAAAACGAATGATTTCGGTTGAAGCCCATTCATCCCACTTCGAACCCAAAAGTGAGTTAAAAGACGGCCCCTGTTGAACAATCACATCTAAATCTCTGGTTGTGCCGTCCGGCATGATCTTGCGCAACTGTCCGTGTTCTAACGTTCCAATAGCTTGCCTGTTAGGTCTAAGATGATTGATAAGGTCAGCCCGGTTATCCCATTGCCCATTTCTGTTTTTAGCAATTCTACGATGTCGGACTTGAACAATGCGTGGATCTAAAAAATAATCGAGCATGGTTGAGCCGTGTTGATACGGCCCTCTTTGGGTCACATACCGAATAGGGGCCATGCCTAAATCACCAACGGGGTAAATAAATTTATCAACCTGATTATTAAAGTGATAAACCAAACCGTCCGGTGATATATATTGATCAAATTCTAGCTGTTCTCTTTTCATATCAATGCCCAATACTCGAAAGTAATACCGAAACATCGTCCTTGATCGCCGCCGGGGATTGCACGTCTTGATAATAAGCAGACATGTTCATGTTGTAATTATTGATAGTTTGCTGATTTCCGCCCAAATATCCCTGCGTGCGGGTTTGGGCAACTGTGCTTTCCGCACTCATGCCTGTTGGATCGCCTCCCTGTCCGGTTTTGACCAGCGCGGCGACACCAGCGACCAACCCAAGCCCAATGGCCAGCAACGGGCGCTTCAAAAACAAATAAGCAGCCCCTAACGCCCAAATCCACGGGATCAATTTTTCAATTTTTGCGGGAAGTTCTTCAACTTTCTCGATAAACTTAATTACAGCGTCTTTGACATCATTGATCTTGTTAATAATTGTTGTGGCGTCAAGCTCTTCTGTCCATTTTCTAAAAGTTTCACCGGGGTTCTCTGGAAGTTCAATTCCCAGTGCATCGGCAATTTCTCCTACCGCAATCAATAAAGCCTCAATAATAGGCTCTTTGTTGTTTTCCCAGAATGTCTTAATGTTGGAAAAGCCGATGGTAATGTTATCAACAAAAGTTTGAAAATCTTCGCTTTCTATTATCTCTTTTATTCTGTCAATAAAGTTCATGAAGCCTTCAGGAACCCCCAGCGTTTCTAATGCGCCGCGGAGATCCCCTTCACGAATTTGCACAAGGGCGTCTGATATGGTTTGAATAGCGCCTTTGATTGTTTCCACAATAGTTTCAACGCTGGGGAGATCGCCGAGCAAATCTTCTACCATCCCCTTCAGCGTTTCGCCAATCCCCATAGTTATTTCTTGTAACCCCTCATCTTCCCCAAGTGCCGTAAAAATCTCTCCAATCTTTTCGCCAATAAGTTCAAGGGGTGCTTGCAATATGTTCAAGCCAACAATCGAATTGATAAGATTTTTAAAGCGAGTTCTCAAACCAGAGATTGTGTTGCCCATGCGCTCAATCGCGCCTTGAAATTCCTGGTTGGACAAATCAATAAAGGCTTGCATCGAGGCTTTAACCGCATCAAGCCCGTTCTCCCCGGCAAATTCATTGATGCTCCCCGCTGTGCCGTCAAAATCGTCCGCGGTCATTCCTAAAAGCTCTGCGGTTCGGTTCAAAAGATCGTTTACAGGAACAAAAGCACCTCGCCCCATATCTCGAAGTTCCATGCTGGTGATTTTGCCTTGCTGAATCATTTGCCCGAAGTTTTCAATAATCCTGCGTTGAGCGACATCAGTTAGCCCCATTCCAGACGCGAAATTCAAAACGGCGGTGGTCATGTCTTTTGCCGCGTCCTCTGCAAGACCATATGAGGTCGCCAGGGTCAGGGTATCCGCAATGGCGTTTGTTGAAATAGGGGCTGTTAGGGACAAGTCAACAACCCAATCTAAAAGTTCTTTCGATTTTACGCCAGCCATGCCAAGAGCTTCGCTAAAATTTTCAGCCGCTCCGCTGTTCAGCGCTTGTCGGGCGGCAAGCCCTTCCAATCTAACCATCATCACCTGAAAATTAATGCCAGCTTCCAGCGCACTCTGCCCCGCTTCCCTGATAACTTCGCCGAGCTTTCTGATTGTTCCGGCAATAAGAATACCGCTGGCAATCTCAGCCACCCTTCTAATGGTGCCAGTAATAGCTTTCCAAGCAGCCCTGAACGGTTTCAAGGCAATATTAATTACCCTAACAATCATGTCTTTCAACGTTCTCAGGGCCGCCAATGCGATCTTTATTGTTTTGACAGCAAATGCCTTTAGTTCTTCTCTGTTCTGTTCTATCTTATCCCCGAACCCCTTAAGCACCGTAAGCAAAAGGCCAATTTCCGGGGCGGCTGCGGTCGCCGCCCCTGCAACATTCAGGATGTCGTCAGAGAAGGCTTCTATTCCCATTCCTGACAGACTTGCCCCAATGTCAAGAAGCCCTTCCGAAAGGTTCTCGGCAGCGCCGGTCATTTTTTTTATATCGGACAAAAAGCCATTGAGCTTTTTGACAACTGCTTCTACGCCGACTTGTTTCACCCTTTACTTGCCTCCGCTATATGCCTTTCAACCAGGGACTCAATACGCCTGATTGCTACTTCCAATGCCCTTTCTTGTGGCGCCAGATCATACCACTCGTCCAGTTTGTATCCTGCCTTCGTGCGAACAAAATGTTCTTCGTGGTATGTAATCATGCCGGGCAACAATGCCCTTGCTGTAATGTTCAGTTTGTCCCCAAGCGTAGGAGGCACATATGCCTCAGCTAGATCCGTACCGTGCTTACGGAGACGGAAAGGAGTTCTGTGCCCGTTGCACATCGGCCTCCGTCACGCCAGCCTTTCGGCCAACCGCTTCTGTGATCTTTGTCCAATCATCCTGATCTTCAATCGCTACGTGCTTGACCCAGGCAAGATACCGGGCGGAGTCCGACCTTCTGTTCAATCTGAAACCAAGAGTTTCAACCATGTCAATCCAGCCGCTATCTTCTGGCTTTTCCAAACCCTTTGGGATAGATTCGATCTCTGTTCCCAAAAGAATAAGGGCATCTGCAATTCGACCAGCACTAACCGTTTCCCACCGATTTACTCTGTCGATATATCCGGGATCGTCCAAATTTACTTCTTCCCGACCAATTGCTTCGACATAAACCGTTGGCGGTTCGGGTCTTTTGTCTTCAACGTCTGAAAGGATGTCAATAATTATAGACGGGCGTATCTTGTCTTTGATTTTCAGGACTACGCCTGAAGATAACTCAATGACATCCTTTTCAGTTTCTAACAATTTGTCCACCATTTGAGCCGAACCCTGCTCTGGCAGATTGATTTTTTTCTCGCTCATCTCTTGCTCCTTTGTTTAGTTTTCTTATCCTTCAGCAAGTACAACGAATCCCGCCGACCCATCATCTGCTAAACCGCCGCCGATCAAGAAGTTGGGGTTGAACCCACTTACCGCTATGTCGTTCACATAATCATTGGCAGGAATTGCCACGGCATTTTGTGGCATAACATACCAACTATATCCACCGTCAGTTGTGCGAAGGATATAACCAGACCCACCACTCCTGCCAGCAATGTAACCAACGGTATCGTCATAAAACTTGATACTGTCGATATTGTCAATGCTTCCCGGAAGTGATTTTTCTGTCCAGCTATCCCCGGCATCGTTGGAGTAATACAACTTGCCAGTATTCGTTCCAACAAAGAAGGTGTCTTCGTCACGCATCCAGCAAGCCTTCAAAGATTCGCCGACCGCCGGGCCTGTAAGCACCTGCCAGGTGTCTCCGCCGTTCTGTGATAGAACAACAGCGTTAAGTTCACCAACCGCCAGAATGTTTTCGCTATCAACGGCGTGAACATCCAGAAGATTCTGTGTCGTTGCCAAACCCGCATCGGAAACCGTTACTTCAGAAGTTATATCAGTTGCGTGATAGATATAACCGTTGTCGCCAACAACCCAAACATCCATTCCGCTTTGAGCAAAAATAGCATTAGGCCCATTCCCGGCCACAAATCCAGTGGTAACCTCGTACCAGGTTTCTGCGCCGCTCAAAATGTCTTCTTTGTTAGCATAATGGACAGAATTACTACCATTAACGGTGACAACATAATACTCCCGAACACATTCGCCGTCGGTCGGATTCTCGTTCGAAAAAGCGGTGTCGATGTCAGTTGCCGCCCAAGTCGATCCGCCGTCAGCAGAATAGATCACCGAAGGTGGGGTTCCCGGCGTTGCGCCCTCTCCGATCATGGTTACAAACACTTTGCTTGAACCGTCGCTTTCATCTTCGCAATCGCCGCAGGTCTGGCTGTCACATATACTAACATCCACGATTTCCCGAACAGCGTTTGCCTCGGCAATCTCCTGAAGTGTCATCGGAACGACTTCATACATCTCTTCGAAACTAAATTCGCCGGTTTCATTGATAACGCCTTGGGCATCATCGTCCAATGCACCAGCGTTTTCATTGGCCCAGCTCGTGATGCGACCATCTCTGTAAATCATCATCTTTTCCCAGCGGGAATAGATTTGGGGATTTGTGCATTTTCCTAAAGGCACATGAAAGTCTACGCGACACATTTTCCTGCGGAGATCCAGCAACGTTGAAGCCTGTTGTGGATACCTAGCAGTAATTGGCATCGTAAGATTTTCTTCAGCGCCGCGAATGTGACCGGCAGTAAGAAACTTGTTGAAGTGATCTGGATCAGGGATCTTGACAGGCGTGATGTCTCCTGCGGGCCAACTTGCGTCTCCTACAGCCATAGTTCCCTGATACCTTGGCTCCCTGGCGGGGCCGGGGCCGTTCTCCAAAAGCCAAACTCTCGTTTGACCAGCTTGGGTTATTTTAGGTGTACTCATTAAAAACCTCCTTACTCAAAAGGTAATGTTTCCTTTTCCGCTTGATTGTAAGCGTCTATTATTCTGGCGGCATCGACCCGTAATGCCGATTGTAAGGCCGCCTGAATTTCTTTTGACTTTTTTTGTGCATCCGCCAGGGTGAAAAGCCCTCTGTTAAACATTTGGTTGTGAAGCCTGGTTGCAAACGGTTCTGGCAATCCCAGTTCATCGACAAAGTTCGGCGGCCCGACTAAAATTCCTAGATCGGGGTTTTCCGATCCCGTTGGCAGCAATATTTTATATTTTCTGCCGTTTATTTCGTGATCTATTTGTTTCATTGCCCTATTTTCCTCTGGTTATCATTGCAAACATTATAGGCGTAAACCGCTCCACGCATAGTCCCAAACGGGTTGCTAAGTATATGTGGTGAGTTTTGATAGGTTACGTCTGCCCCTACCCTCGCCAGATCCTCACGCCAATAATCTAAGTAATACTGAACATTATTACAGGCACACATATCTCTGTCAAGCAATGTGGCAGCGAAATGCGCTATCGCTCTTTCAAGTTCTCTGTCCATGTTTACTGCCGGACAGATTATGTCTTGATCTCGCCAACCAGAATAATAATAAAGCCTGATCTTGTCTGGCTCCCTGGCGACAGAAAATTCTGATTGAGTAAACTTTTCATTGTCAGTATCCCAGGTGGCAGGATTGAATGTGAAATATCCCAGACGGTCATTCCTGACCTGTAAACATCCTGTTTGTGTAGACCATGCGCAGGTCTCACAAGTTTCGCTTCCACAATCGCAGGCGTCCGGTAAGTCTTCCCACATAAAAGTTGCCTGGGTTTGCGGATCGTTATATACCCGGTAGGCATCGACAGTGGTGATATAGTTGCTGTCTGTTTCAGCCGTCAATGGGCTGGGGTCAAGACCTTGCGTCTTGTCTGGATCTACAACCTGCCAGGACTTGAATGTAATTGTAGCAATTCCACCAGAACTGGAAATCGTAATGGGTCTGATTTCCCAAATATCTGCCCCATTTTCGCCCGGATAATAAAGATGAATTTCACAGTCATCTACATCAGTTGTCACCGTTACGGTGCAAAGCTCATTATACCCGTCACCATCAGCATCTGATCTGACAATAGCAAGTCCGGCTTCAATCAACGAGCTTGCCTTCACGCCACCAGAAATAAGATAACCTTTCGTGGCTTTGACAGATTTCCGCGCATATCGCGGGTTTACAGCCTTTCCGAAAAGTTCTGGGGATGCCGGACGTGGAACCGGAACGATCTCGTTGTGCCAATCTGGAAGCAAGTTATATCCAACATATTTTGCTATTCGCCGTTCCGCCGAGCGTATTGCGATTGCAATTGCTTCCCGCCCAACACGATCTGCGTCTTGCCAATCATATTGATACCACGGCTGACCACACAAATCGGGAAATTCTGTCGAGGCCAGTTGATTAAAGTGAAGGGGATTTATGCCAACTATTTCCGCCCATCTATCAAGCGACAACCAGGTTTTTGTTTCTGCTCTAGCCATCTGTTATTTGCTCCAATAAAATTGCGACAGCACTTAAAGCGAAAGGTAACATTAGATATACGGTTACCGTCTTATCTATTATAGCAGATAAAGCCAGAATTGCACCTATCCACACCGACAGGCACCAGACGCACGAAAACAAACTTTTCGTAAATCGCCACTTTTCCGTAAAGGTGACAATTTTTTGAAAAATGTCAAACGGGCCATCTTCCCATACAACCATGTGTGATATTCGCCAGGTTGCCAATCCCAGTATTAGTATATCAAGATAATTCACCTATTGCATCCCTCAGTTTTTTCAGGGCTGTCTTTCTATTCTTCCCATTAATTTCTTGCTCAACCAAAGCGCCCAGAATTTCCAGCCTGTGATATTTTTTATCCAATAAAATGTCGTCCAGCTCTTTGACTGTTAAATCTTTCATTTGAACATCAAAAACAAACACTTCCTGGGGTTCAGGCTCTGGCTTTGGCAGAGGCGGTGGCTCAATTTCCTGCCCAACAAAGTCCTCTGGTTTTACCTTTTCCTCAATCGGCTCCGGCTCAACAACCTTGAACCACGGAGAGCCATCTTGATTTCGCTTTGCCAAAAGATGCTGAACATCGTGGGGATAAACATAGCTGAATTTCGCCGATTGCGTTTTTCCGAATTTGTACCTAGCATTGGTCGGCCCCAACCCGTTTACCCTAAAAGGGCCATGTGGCTTGCCAATGTATTCCATAATGACCATTTCATAACCGTTGATAACCTTTGAAGTATTCGGGGCAATCGTCTGATCAACCGCCTTTACGTTCCGATCTTTTCTTGTTTTGCTTCCTTTGCATCCGCCACAAGGCATTTCTTCCTCCTCCTGATAATATTCACTCCACTTATTTCTAACATATTGTAACAAATCTTTTCGCATATCGAAAGATTCTTCTCTGCGATCTCCGCCGTAAAAGCGGTAAACAAACAACGCTTCTGGAACCCGAACACTACACAGCCCATGATCTTGAAGGGCAATGTAGTAATCCCAGTCTTCCCAGCCAGATATGTCTTCGTCAAACCAGGCAGGTTACACTGTGCCGAAGTTTATTCAGCACAGATCCGCAAACAAACTCCTCGGTTTCAAAATAACTCATTGGCTTTGACGTGTCGCCCTCGTTTTTCAGCCAGTCAGTATAAACAACGCACGGCCCTTCTTTTTTATAAACATCGACCATTTTCTGAAGCGCATCTGGCATCAAATAATCATCGGCGTCCAGCCACAACAAGACTTCGCCTCTGGCATGTTCGGCACCAAGATTCCTAGCATAAGCCGGGCCCATGCCCTCAATATGATGCGTGTCTACAAACCTTGCATACGGAGCGTGTTTTAATTCAAAATGCTTTCCTGTATCATTGACAACAATCGCTTCCCAATTCAGGTAGTTCTGCGCAACCAAACTTTCCAAAGCGTCTATTACAACGTCTTCGTGTCCTGGCCCAACCGGAATAATTACGGACACAAACGGGCTGGCATAATCGGGAATATCCCAAAATCTACCAACTGTTCTTTCGTGTGGCGCGCCCCAGGGAACCAAATATTCGGGGATTTTATAACCGTCCTTGATCCTCTTCATTCCCTCTCGTGGGTTTCCGGCCAGCCTCCAGGGATACCAGGCTGTCCAATCGCCGTCGCCTGGTTCGTGATTTGATTTGCTGTCGCCACGCATTCTGTATAAAAGAGTAGAAGCCTGGGTGACTTTCTTTATAACAAATCCAAACGATGAAACCCTGCACCAGAAAGCTGCGTCCTCTGCCCTCCAATGCCGCTTCCGATAACCACCAGACCGCTCAAAGACCTCTCTCCGCATCATGGCAGAGTAGGGCAATTGATTCAAGTGAGCCATTTGCTGTCGCCAATCAAACTTTTCCAGTGGCCAGTCGTTCCGCTTTGGGGTCGGATCGTTGTCTGTAAAGGTGTCCAGGTGCCCATAGGCTATGTCTATGCCCCAATCTTTATCCAACTCGCCGGACAAAATTTTTAAGGCATTTTTTTCCAGCATATCATCGGCATCCAGCATTATGAGATACTGACCTTTAGACTTGGATACCCCGAAGTTTCTTGCGAGTGACAATCCCAGGTTCTTGTCGGGGCGAAAATATTTGAAGCGACTATCCTCTTTTCCGAACAATTGAAAAATGTCAAAAGCATTATCTGTGCCGCAATCATCAACAACAACGCACTCCCAGCTTTCCTCGGTTTGTTTCTGAACCGATGAGAGAGCGTCAGGGAGATAACGGTTAAGGTTATATGTGGTAAGAATAATACTAACTTTCGGACGATCTTGTTTGTATTCATCATATACCTCCCGGAAAACCTCTGCGTATTTTTCAATCTTATCTTCCCAGCCCCACCGCTTTTCAATGTCTGCCCTGGCATTCAACCCCATTTCTTCTTTATTGGCAAGGCAATATTCAATACCACGGGCAAGGTCTTTAAAGTCGCCGGGTTCGGCCAAATACCCGGTTTCTTCGTGAATGATAATTTCCGATTGTCCACCCCAATCCCAACCCACTACGGGAACTCCGGCGGCCATTGCTTCAAGCGTTCCGATCCCGAATGTTTCTCTTGCGGTAGCCAAATAAACACCAGCGGTTTCTATCAATCCCTTCATTTCTGGATAAGGCATAACTCCTGAAATGCGGACGTTTTTGTCTTTCTCCCCAACAGTAGAAAGAAATTTCACGCCCGGCAGCATTTTCGCAACCTGATTCATGTCTTCTGGATCTGAAACCTTATCTACCCTGGCTTTATTCCAAAGAACATAGTCCTCTTTATGCAAAAACGGATTCCAATCCTCGGCATCAACCCCATGATAAATTATAACTGGATTGACCAGCATTCCCCTCGTCATGGCTTTTGCAACCCACTTTGAAGGTGCTGTGTGAGCAACGGCGTGCTGCATAGACCTGACCACCGCCCGATTGATCTCGTGCGCCCAAGAACCCCAGTCGTATTTAGACCACATAAATCCGTGACAGCTATTCACGCTGGGTATCCCCGGCACAGATACCAAAGACGCACCGTGATTATTGATAAGGTCGGCCTGATCTGGATAATCGACTATTTCAATCCCGAATTTTGGGAGATGCCTTTTCTGCGCTTCAACGACACGGCGTATTCCACCATCCGCTTTATCAGGACGGCTGCCGTAATTGGGGCTGATATATAATTTCACTCAAATATCTCCCGATGTCTTTCCCAAATCTGATCTTCGGCACATACATATTTTTTTGCTCGTGCAAAATTTTCCGCAATGGCCGATGAGCAATTAGTCGTAATTTCTTCTTTGTTCACCTTGATTTCTTCCAAGATCATCGCCAGTTCAGCCAAATCACCGCTCCAAAGCATCATCCCGTATATGTCAAAATGATCCTCGATGTCGGGGTCTCCCCAATAGATCGGAATGGTTCCTGTCAAGAAACAATCAATCAGCTTCTCGGTAAAATATCCTCTGGCTTGACAGCTTTCGATCACGATTTGAAAGGCAAATTCCTCTAATCCTTTTAGTTTGTTCCTGACAAATCTAAATGCTTTGCCGAAATATTCAATTCCGCCAAATGCTCTAAAGACACGCCATCGTAATTTGTGTCCGGGCATCGTGTTTTTGTTGGTAATAAACATCGACACATCTTTTGTCTTGGCATATACACTCCAATCTTCTTCGGCTAAAAATGTCCCGCCGAAAGGGTAATAAAGCCAGCCAAGCCTTTCGCACCACTCTTTGTGATGACAAAGAACATAATCATAATTTCCGGTTGCGACTTCCCAATAGTTCTCTGGGTGAAGCTCATAAGGTTCAAGAAGCAAGGCGATTTTGCCTGGACCAAAATATTTTTTTATGTCGCTGTCGGTCACAACTCTGGCATTGTCATTCATAATGTTGTTCAGAGACCAGTCAATATATTTCGGGCTAATACCGTATCCCATTGAATCTGTCGAAATTGAAGCGTAAAAAAAGTCTCCGCTAGAAGTTATGTGTATCTTTTTGGGTTCGCTCACTTGTCTATTCTCCTTTGATAAAATTCATCAATTTCAAACGGCAGGAAAAAATGTTGGGTATATTTTGACATATACATTTTGTCCAAATAGGATTTTGGAAACCTCACCCATTCCAGAAAATTATGATAAATCGCCCCATAAGGTCGAGTAAGCGTAGTGTCCGCTCTGTGCTTAAACAGCATCTTGTCTGTTCGCATCACTAGTACTTTCCCCAATAACAAAATACCGTTGGCAGGAAAATCATATTTATAAACATCCAGCCCTGTCGCCGGAAAGAAAACCCTGTCATACCATGTCAGCGGATATGTCTGGTCGATCTCCTCTAAAAACAGGTCTTTGATGTGTTCTAATCGAATGTTTTCCTGGAGTATTCTATTACCGTGCACTTCAAACATCCATGAAATGTTCCGGGCAACCGGGTCTCTAACCAGCGTGTAAATCGCTTCATAGGCTGCCAGCGGATCGAGTTCAAGAATATTTTCCTCATATGCCCGATCAACAACATGGCCTTTTTCTTCCAGCGCTCTTTTCACAGAAGACGATCCAACTTTTTGCATCGTAAAAACCATTATTTTAGCCATAGTATTTTTTGTTTTCATCCTTAAAATGGTAGCCTGGGCATTTCAACCCCCACTCTCCAAACAGCCATTCTCTAAATTGTTTGCTGTGAACCAATGCCTCATACGGTATCGGACGAACTGGAAAATGATTTGCAAGAATCCCAATATGCTGCCATGCAACTTTCATGTTGTATTTCACCTTGCTGGTTTCTTGCGGCATTCTTCGCTGAACCGATCTGATTGTAGCGTTTGGTTCTCGAACCATTACAACGAGAACAATATCATATGACGCCCACCAAATATCATCGCAAACCGCCATAATGTCCGGGAATTTTCCCCGATGCGGAAGGCTACGGATAATAACAACTTTGTCGCTTTGGCACTTAGATAATACTTCCCGGAGATTTTCTTCCTCGTTGACATATTCACATCCGGCTTCTACCAGGGCTTCAGCTATCATGTAGTTTCCGCTTCCCTCCGGGCTTACAACCAGAAAACATTTTTTATTCATTTGTACGCCCTCACTGTTTTCTTTAGCCCTTCGTGTAACGAGAATTTCGGCTCCCAATGCAACAGCTCTTTGGCAAGATCGTTAGGCATTACCACCTGCCTTCTATCCCCGTCTATGGCGGGGCCGTGTTTGATCTCCCCTGTATATGCGGTAAGTTTTGCTATCTCATTGACCACATCGAGAACGCTGGTTGAAGTTCCGAATGATACATTCAGAGCAAAATCTTCTGGGAGACCAACTGTGGCCGCCTGGAAGTTGGCATTTGCCACGTCTTCAACATAGATAAAATCCCTGGTCTGCAACCCGTCGCCGTTAATCACAAACGGCTTTCTGCGCCTGATATGATCCAACGCTCTAGGAACTAGCTGGTTCTCCCCAAGAGCAACCTGACGTGGGCCGTAAACATTTGCATATCGCAATACAATAGCCTGATCAGGAAGCAATGCCCGCAAATACCTCTCTGCGGCCAGCTTTGAAATCCCATAGGGGGTGTCCGGGAACAGCTCCAAACTGTCTTCCCTGGTGTCTGGCGATGAATAAACCGCCGATGTAGACGAAAACACAAAGCGCAAAATGGCTAAGTCTCTGGCTATCTTCGCCAGATTTACCGTTCCAATGATATTCACCAAGGCGTCAAACTCTGGGTAGGCAACACTTTCCAGAAGTGACGGCTGGGCCGCCAAATGAACAATCACATCTGGGGCTATTTCTGGAACAATGCGGTTCATCGTGTCGTATTCGGTGATGTCATAGCAGTAAAAGTCCACACCGTCAGGGACGTTCCTGTGGTTGCCCGTTGAGTAATCGTCAATTCCGCAGACCTCCCAGCCCTCTTTTAAGAACTTGTCTGCGGTGTGGCTTCCAATAAACCCAGCAATTCCAGTGATTAGAACTTTCATTTCATCTCCTGAACTTCTTTATGTCATCCCTTCTTTCTTGCCTTCGCAACAGCGAAAGAATTTG